CTAATTTCTTCTTACCAGATTTATATGGATTTGAATCATATGGTTTCTTGTCTTTTGCTGCCTTCATACCTTCTTTATATTGAGGCGATATTAGAGCTTCATCCATTACGAAATCTTCTCTGCTGATTTTACCAAGTTTGTTTATCTGGTCTGCCTTATAATTATGTTTCAACATAAGTCTGGACATTGCCATCATACTAACAAAAGGTATATCTGCTTTATATAACTGTTCTAAACCATCCTTATTTGAATCAATCTTATCAAATATTTTCATCAAAGGTGTTGGGTTAATCTTTTTACCCTTCATAGGTTCATATGCTTTTTTAAGTTTATTAATCATATCATCACTAAACTTTGCTTCTTTTACATCTGGTTTTTCGTGAGTGTAACCCATGTCTTTCATTCTAAGATGGTCTGCTTCTTTGTCTGCCTTATAACCTTTTCCAGTCTTAGGGTCATACATCATGTGTGGAGTAAAGTCTTCTTTGATACCAAGTCGTTTCATTGCTTTCTTGATAATAGGTCTTGCATCACCATTTGGGTTCTTTTTACCAGCAACATACAAGTCATCAAATAACTCATCATCACCAATAAGTGAATACATTGTATCAGAGGCATCATCACCTTCCTTACCAAGTTTAATTGGTTTAGACATAAGTTTCTTTAACTCTGCCTTTGCCTTTGATGAACTTGGAACAGCCCATGTACCTTCTTTGATGTCATCAATAGATGCACCCATATCACCAATAGCAAATCCTACAGTTCCATCTCTTTTGTATAGGAACTTCTTGACTGCCTTCTCATTACCCACAGTAGCAAGTGTAATCTTTTCCACTCTACCTTTATTTACTGTGTTCTTTGACTTGACAATATATTCTACATAGTCTTTACCTTGACTGATTGTTGAACTGGTCTTGAGTTTAATCTTAGAACCCTTCTTCAGTTTGTCGAACATCTTGAGCAACTTAGGGTCATTCATTTTCATACCCTCTTCAAGTTCAACATACAGAGGAAGTTCGACTTCTTCTAGTTTAGGTTCAAACTTATCAAGACCAAGTTTTCTTGCTATCGCTTCATACTCAGCTTCAGGATCAAATGCTTTCCTTTTATTAAGACTCATACTACTTAGCTTTACCTCATCTGCTGTCATGTCCAACCAATCAGACCCACTATCAAATCTTGGTTCATTACCATATGCACCAACTTTTTTATTTCCAAACTTTGCAACGTCTTTTCTATTTTTTTCTTGTTGTTTTTTCACATAATCTACAATAGACTTATTTTTCATAAGTTTTCCAGTATACTTTGCTTTTTCATCAAGTTCAAATTCTTCATCGACTGATTCTTTCTTCACCCAATAAGATGCTTGTAAGTCAGTGGAGTCATTTGGACAACTACAGTTTGGGTCTGCGTTACCTTGTGGACAACCACAGTCTTCACATACATAATCTTCTTTTACTTCTACCATCTCGTACTGTTCTTTCAGTGCAAGTAGGAAATCTTTGTATGACTTTGCAAGTTTCTGTTGAAATTTAAGTTTATCATCTGACCTTTTAATTCTCATAAACTTGTCCATGGCAGCCTGTGCCATTCTTTTGTCAACTTTCTTTTTACCAGATGCAAACTCAACGTCATGTCTACCGTTCATGGTGACAGACTTTCTCAATTGCATAATGATATTCTTAGATGCAGACTTTACATCATCATCTGAAGCATCATCATCCTTAGAAAATGGATTTTGTTTCATATCCTTATCCTTGGACATTGCCCTTTTTGCGTCTGCCCGAGCAGATGCTTCTCTGACTTCCTCAAGGGCTTCGGACATAGTTTTTGAATATCTTGTCATTTTACTTTTCCCAAATTTTAATTTTAAGAGTACCTTCACCCTTAATTAGTCGATGGAATTCCATCTTGTTAATGTTATAGAGTTTGCCCTTTTGCAAATCCTCTGGTAGTTTGTTGTCCATCTGAAGTTGCCAACCAGCACCTTCAACAACCGTAATTTCTCTATCGTTTCTATCACGATGCCAGATTAGTTCATTTTCAGATATATCCTCTGAAAAGGTTCTAATCTTATAATCTCCCTCTAGTTCGTCCTTGTAAGGATTTACCAAAAGAAATTACCTCCACCTGATAAACCTAATTGTTTTGCATAACGTGGTAAGTTACACGCCCAGTATCCTGCCTTGGTTCTGTCTTTTTGATTTTCACAATCGTGTCGGGCAGCAAAACTCTTTCTTGCTTCCTTGTCATTCAACTTGACTTTCAGTCCAGTTGTATCACCCCAAGAAACTTTCTTCACATTACCTGTTGATGGGTCTTTAACATACACATAGTACTTCTTAGGCCCACCGACTTTAGGTTTATTTAGTTCTACATCCTTGTCTTCGTCAAAAGACTCCATAGGACAATCTAGTGGAACTGGGTTACCATTGTACATGGCATATTCGCCAATGTTACCATCCAGTAGTTCTTTATCAAAACCTACTGGGTTTAGTTTACCACTTTCATATAGTTTTCTTTTTTCTTGAAAGAATTTATAGTATGCTTCAGAACCCACACGATATTGATTGGATTCGATTAAACTAGAAGTTTCACATTCGTTACAACAACTAGGTGTACCACAGTCAAGATGTTCTTTGAATGAGAATACCTTTTGGCCTGGTGTCATCTTTTGCCTACTTTCTCTACTTGCATCTGTTCCAATTTCTCTAGGGTCTTGTTCTTCTTTTTTACCCTTCGCCTGTTTCCACAAGTCTGCATCAGCAGTTGTTCTTGTCTTACCACCAGTAAGGAATGAGTTCACTCTTGCGAATGCCCATTGTTGTGGAGTTGTGCCAGGGCGATGTCCTGTCTTCCATGCTGCCATACCTCTATCATATACTTTTTTCAAAATACCATAAGGTATACCAGACTTCTCTGCTTTTGTAATCAGTCCTTCAATCTTTTCGTTTAATTGAAAGTCTTCTTTTTTTAATAGTTTTTTGCGTTTTTCTATACTATCTGCTCTATCCTTTGCCAATTGAGCAGACTTACCAGTTGCATATTTAAGATTTGGATATGTCTTAGATTGTTTTAACTTTTCATTCTTTGGAACACAGTTAGGAACTTCTTTTCCATTCTTCTTTTTCATACCAACTTGTTTGTGAGTATCCCAACATGGGCCTTCGCTCTCACCATACATCTGTTTGAATTTCTTTGTACTCTTAGATGGTTTAGTTTCAGCATGACCATCGCCAGGAGCAGGCCCGTCTTTACCTTTTGCAAAGTGTGCCGCACGTTTCTGTTTAGTGGACTTAGACATCTCATCACCATCAGCATCTTTTGCATAATACTTTGCTGGTTCTGTACCTTCTCTGTCCTTAATATCTTTATCTTGTTTGACTTCGTACAACCACTTCTTGTGTGTAGTACCGTCTTGTTCTGCGAATACGAGGTAATTAGTTCCTCTACGAATAACTTCACCAGATACTCCAGTGTAGTTGTCCTCAACTATATCGCCGATAGAATATAACTTATTCTCTACATATAAATCACGAATGACATCTTCGTCTGTCATCACGTTTGTTCTTGGAACAAATGATTCACGAATACCCATATACTTGCGAACATCTTTGAACAATGACATTCCCTGTTTGAATGTACTTGGAACTCCAAGTTTGAAAGTATCGAAATCATTTGATGATGCAGCAGCACGCATTTTAGATGCAGACATTCCTGTCACACCTTCTGCGTCTGGGTCACGTTCACCAGCAGAGATTACTTCAATGTTGTCAAAACCATAGTAACCATGTCTTGCTTCTACACCGTTATACTTGTTCAGTAGACCATTGAATTCAGTAACTCTATCTGAACCAACAACCATTACGATTGATTTGTGTCCTTTATTGTGCAGTGATACTGCAATCTCAAACACATTTCTTGCTTTATCAACAACAATAGTTCTAGAATGTTTTGGAAACATCTTCTTCATATATGCAACTTTCTTTGCATATGGAAGTGGGTCTTTCTTTGCATTTTCAGAGTGAGATGCGAATACATAGTATGGTGCGCCGACATTCTTCTTTGCCTGACCAGCGACTGCATCTAATAATTTCTCGTGTCCTGTAGTTGGTGGGTTGAATCTACCAAATGTAAATACGGCAGTATCACCCCTTGCTTCTACTATTTCTGAAAACTTCCTCATTTATCCCATGCCTTTATTGCAGTAAAGTTGTTGAAACTAAATTCCATTCTGTCTACGAGTTTTACTGCATCTCCTGATACTCTATCAATTGCAACGTAACCCTCTGGGTTAGTTACCTTGAAACCATTTGCAGTTTTAATAAACGTACTCGTTAATCCCTTAACACTATTTAGTTTGCTTACGATACCCATTTTAGCATCCACAAGGTGTCCTTGGAATGCAATGATATTTTCTAAATTCTTTGTATGTTTCTTTACTTCACGAACATACTCGGTTTGTATATTTGTATATTTCTCTTTACCCTTAACACTCTTGGCCTTATCAATCTGTTTTTGGATTGACATTTCAACCCACTTTTCATATCCCCTTGCGTGTTGACTAGGATTACTAATCTTCTGTCCCTGACGAACTTTACTATTATTGTAAGTCTTCAGTGATGCACCAGCAAGCGCTCCAGTCATACTATTCTGTAGGTTAAGAAACTTTGTTAGATTAGCAGAATTAATTTTTTGAAATGTAGAACCAGCAGATGATAGAGATTTAGTAACAGTTGCAGTCTCACTTGCAGTCATTGTCGCCTTACCAGATACATCTTTATAAGTTGCATCATCCATCCACACGTTTCTTGATTTTGTTAACTTACTTATACTTGCACCAAAAGATGCTTTCATATCCTGAAGTGCTGAACCTGAATAAGTTGTATGCCAGACAATACCAATCTTTGCAGTATTGATTTGTTTACCAATATCTGAAGTTGGGTCTACTGCATATACAATTGTATTTGGTTGGAATGTAATGAATGACTTGCCATCAATCATCTCTGTAGATTTATCTTCTGATGTAAACATCAAGTCGCCTTGAAGTACACCTGTGATACCCAAAGATGAGAACTCTGCAAGTGCTGTTTTGAACTTACTATTCAGTGAACCAGATAGTCCATCATCATCTATCTCTTTTGCAGTCTTATATAACTTAGGAGTTGCGTTAAATACTGACTTCTTCGCAACAAAGAACTTACCATCTTCTGGGTCAATACCAGCAAAGATTGCAGGAGCACCGTCCCATTTGACAGTCATGTTTACAGATGAACGTGATTCACCAGATAACATATCTCGTAAAGAACGCATAAAGTTAATCGCCGCACGCCCACCAGGCACACCGAAATTAAGTATTTCGTCTTCTATATGTTCTAGGTGTAGGTTCTTCCCACCTTTGTCTTCGGCAAGGAAGTTTGAAAAATCTATCATTTAGCACAGTTTCCATTTATACAAATTATTATGTTACTATTTATAATAACACAATTATTCAGAAATGTCAACAGCCCTATTGTTACCCTTCATAAAAGATGGCAGTTTATCTTCACCAAAAGGTTTTACACTAACCAATTGTTCTGATAACATCTCTGCATCCCTTTTATTAGAAAAAGAGCGAACGATATCATTTGATGGGAATTCTACTACTTCCCACCATATTCCATTTTGCTGCACAAAGTATTTTACTTTCTTATACTTTGATGTCCTGAAATTTTTCATAGTCTTTATGCTTTCCAAGACTACTTCCGAAAGTCGTTTTATCAAATGCTGGTTCCTCTGGTTGTCCACTGTCAATAATGTCATCTTGTGCTTCCTGTTCCACATCGTATAGTTTCATTCTCGCCCTATCGATACCCACGACAAATCTCTTGTTTGCGCCTGGGTCGTTATATCGATTCTTTAATTGTTTCACCATTATCTGGTTTAGACTGTCTAAGTCTTCCGTAGATATGAGTGCAAACATGAGGTCTGCCGTAGCAGGCAAACCAAAACTTTCTGATGTATCTTCCAAACCAACATCTGAGTTGGAGTACCCACCTCTTGTCGTTTGTGTTGCCGACATAATCGGTACATTATTTTCAACTGCAAGTCCCCTAAGTTCTTCTGCAATCGATTTGATATAGAAGTATGACCCAACATTAGCGTTCCCCTTAAATCTGGATGAAGCACAAATATTCAAATAGTCGATAAAGATAATATCTGGTCTAAATGATTTCTTTAGTGCAAGTTCTTTGATTAAACTTCTGAAGTGTCCAGTATGGGCAGATGCAGTAGGATATTCTTTGATAATTAACTTTCCATTAGTCTTTGTTTGTATCTTGGATAGACGGTCAGTAAACATCTTTTTGGGCAACTCATGCAAGTCATCCATAGTAATGTTCATTAGATTTGCATCAATACGTTCTGCAATTCTTTCTTCTGCCATCTCCATAGTTATATATAAAACACTCTTACCTTGCATGAGGGTGGACGCTGCCATGTGACACATGAATAACGATTTACCAACACCAGTTCCAGCAAGTGCAATATTTAATGTCTTTTGTGGAATACCACCTTTTGTAATTCTGTTGAAATAGTCAAGGTCGAATTCAATTTTCTCTTCTTTCTTATGGTAAAATTCAAATCTGTTCTCACCATCTTCTACATAGTCGTGTCCAACATTCTGGTCAAATGCAACTGCAAGTGCTTCAGATAAGATGGACGGTATTGCTTCAGCGGTATGTTCTTTATCTTTACCTTCGATAATTTGAATACCATTAAGGATAGCATTGTAGACTGCTTTATCCTTACAAAACTTTTCTGTTGTGTCAACCAACCACTGCATATCAACTTCTGCATCTGATAAGGTATTGACGATTTCTGTAACCGACTTGAACTCTACGTCTGTTAAGTCTTTTCGATTATCTAGTTCAATAGAGAGTGCTTCTTTAGTAGGTTGATTATTATACTTCTCTACAAACTTAATGATTTCTTCAAAGACTACACGCTCTTGTCTATTTGCAAAATACTCTGGTTTGATGAAAGGGATTACCTTTCTTGCATAGGGTTCATTATATACTAAATTACTTAGCGTGGTTCGTTCAATCGTCTGTGTTGACATACTGCATATTCTCCTCGTTCACTTGTTGGTCTATCAGGTCTTGAAGTATATCTCCAAGTAACTGAAAGAAATCATCATTAAAATATTCTCTATCTAACGAGTTAGAGTCTAACACATTATAATCGAATTGTAAAGAGGCTTCTGTCTTTTCTTCATTCTCAACAATAGAAACTTTACCATATTCATATACAACCCCCTGATAAAATCCTGCCTTCTCCGTCAAACCAATAC